CCGGGCCATCACCGCGGCGTCCTCGGCCGGACTCCAGGCCCCGACCACGTCCTCGAAATTGTAGCAGAGAATGGCATAGAGCATGGGATGAGCGCCTTGATCGTACCGAGGACGATCAGGGGCGGGGGGATCCGACAGGGGGGCTGGGAAAAAGCGGCCGTGCGGGGTCGATTTGGGAAAGCCGCCCGCATCCGGGGCCGCCCAGATCGAAGTGCTGGCTCGGGCCAGTGCAGATGGAATCCACATCCGTTTCTCTTACGGTCCAGATCGTTGTCTAACGACAATCACTGCTATGGGTGCAGCAAGATCGCTGCCGCGCTTGTCGCCTCATAAAATTGGCGCGTGGTGAGAAGTATGCTGACCTAGAAGGAATACTTTACCGGTTGGTGAGGCTTGGCCGGCCGGCGTTCAAATGTGAAATATGGCTCGCGCTCTCGGCGTGATTACGCGTGAACGCACGCTCCAAACATGCGCGTTGATAAAGCTAAGTTCTCGGGGGAGATATCAATTTGAGTGGACCGAACGACGTCACGTCATTGCGCTTCTACAGCGACGCAACGCTCTCACCTTTGATCCCAATCGACCTGCTCGCGGTGGTGTCGCGAGAGATCATGAACCTAATATCGAACCTGTCCCATTGGGAAATATTAGATTTGAAAGCGAAGGGTCGATTAATGCTGGCGGCACCTCCACGCCAAGGATGCCTCGAAATACTGGTGGTTCCTGAGATCACTTCAGCGGGTTTTGCTGTTCCAATGGGCGCAGCAAGCGACCTAACCCAGCTCGTATATGAAGGTATCAAGGAGAATATTGAAGTCGCCGCGTTCCTCTGGACGCTTGCGTTTGGCGGGCGTGGCGTGGTTGAGGCGTGGAATCGGAAAACGAGCAAAGTACCCCAAGCTATTGAAACTCCCACGCCTGACCGACGCAGCGAGATTGAGCTGATCCTGTCGCATAAAGCCGTGACATCTCAAGCCGTGGTTGAGAGCCTTCGTCGGCTAATCGACGCCGCATCGGCCACTGGCGCGGATCGCGTGACAATCCAGATCCCAGACAACCCTGAGATCGATATTTACTCGAAGACGAGCCGACGCCGACGCGGACTCATTGCACAACACGCAAAGTTGGGCGTTCCCACAGCTCAGCACTTGCAGATTCACGCTTTGCATCGCGAAAACTCGCCAGAGATTGAGGTGGTGCTTGGCTCCACCAGGCATCTTGGCTTCACGGCGCAGCTCGACCACAAACGAGTGTTTATCGTGTGGATGTCGAAGAAGACGCCTCCGCTCTATGGAGATGTCGAGGTTCGAGGCTTCTTCCTCGAGCCATCCCTCTTGGACCCCTTGAGCGAAGTCACACCAGATATGGAGGAAGTTGAAGCTGCGTTTGCTGTAGAGGGCGTCGTGACTGTGGAGTGATATTGCCTGTCGGCTGGAGACTTGGTCCATGAGCATGAACCATCCATCTGTCGCCTCAATGCGAACCGCCTACACTGTGACACTGAAGCGGCGCACCGACGACCTGTCGCCAGATCGAAAGCCGCGGAAAACAGCAAATTCGGCACTTTACGAGGAAACCGCTTGGTGGCTGGGGGCGGGATCGAACCGCCGACCTGTCGGTACTAAGCCACTGATTCTACAGCAGCCCGGTCGAGCTTTCCCGGTCTGTTCACGTCCTGAATTTACTGGGCTTTTCCGACGAGTCTAACGGCCTTCGCGGCCCTAGCTCTGCAATTTCCCGCGTCTGCACTCCTGTACAATCGCTCCCTATTTCTTGCCCTGGAGGCCCCATGAAAGTTGTCGCCATCACCATGCAAAAAGGAGGCGTCGGGAAATCTACGCTGACCCGTTCGCTGGCCGTCGCCGCGTCCGAGGACGGGTTCAACGCCCTCGCCCTGGACATGGACGCCCAGCAATCCACCTCGCAGTGGTCCTATCGCCGGGAGGAGGGTTCACTGCCCGCCGTGGCCTTTTCCACCGAGCGGGATCTTCCCCGCCATCTCGACCGCGCCCGTGCCGCCGGCTGCGACCTGGTGATCATCGACACTCCGCCCGCCCGAAGCCAGGAGGGACCAGCGGCGATGGAGCGGGCCGACCTCGTACTGATCCCCTGCACGCCGACGATCGAATCGTTCGAGCAGTTCCCGATCACGGCGCAAGTCGCCAAGCGTGCGCCGGCCGAGGCTTTCGGGGTGCTGATGATGGCCGCCCCAAACGGCCGCAGCGACGCCCAGGCGGCCGATGCCGTATTCGCCAAGTCCAATGTCCAGATGGCGCCGGCGGTGATCTCCCGGCGAAAGGCGCATGAGGTGGCCAGTTGCGCCGGCAAAACGGTCCAGGAAATCGGGACGGACGCAAAGGCCGTCGCCGAGATGAATGCCCTCTGGGCTTGGCTCAAGGGAAAACTCGACCTCGGCGTCAAAGTCTCGAAGCGAGGCTCCTGATCATGGGCGGCAACACGAGAGCTCAGAACTTCCTAGATGCGCTGAACAAGGGACCGCGCAGCACTGACGGACCATCCATCCCGACGCAATCGGCCAGGTGCGAAGCGACTACTGCCGAGCCTTCCAGAAAGCATATCGGAGGTTATTTCGACGCCGAGTTTGTGGAGCTGTTCGCTCTACTAAAAGCTCGTTTGCGCTTGGACAATTCAGCTCTCATCAGAGCCGCCATTGAGGCGTATGCAAGAGCCGAGCAAACGCGCCGAACATTCGACCGGCGGGATTGATTACGCGGGCTTGACAGAACCGGTGAACGGCAAACATCGCAGAAACTGCCTAGGGGCGAAGGCATGTCAAAAACCCAATTCCAGCAGAAATGCATTTTTTCGGCCAAGGGCCTTGCATCAGAGCGCATTGCTTGCCGGGGTAAACTGTCGGTTGACCTGCTTGGACACTCAAATCAATCCAATTGAGATCCAGCCCGACATCTCCAATACGCCTATAGCTTCACTCACTCGCACGTCTAGGTGGAAGAAATTCACACAGCACTGAATCGACCGCGTCTTTTAGTGAATTTCGCTCTTTTTCGAAAAGCTTTGTTGATATCATTTCGGAAAGCACATGCTTATGCAAGCCTAGGGCATCCGCCAGAAGACCAAAACACTCTTTCCCGGGAACGACATTCAGCAACTTCACGCCCTTTTCATCTAATGCATTCTTGACGTTGTTATATTTTGAATCAATTATATTTCCTAGATTATTCATGCGATTGCTGAACTCCGGGGCAACTGCGAACGCCTCTCGAGTTCCCTCCCACGTCCCATTGTACTGAATAGAGTTTAATACACTACGCATCGCAAACTCAGCTTCACTCTTCGCCATTTGAAGTGCAAGTTTGTGCCCCTCTCGATCCGAGTATCTATCCGCAATCTTGGATACAATTGCATCGTACGCTGTCTGTGGCAGCTGTTTTCCGATCAGCTCACATAGAGCAAAAACAACACGCTTTTGAAGAAACAGATTTTCCATTTCGTGGAATGGCAAAACAATACCTCCACAACTTGATACATGGTCAAAATAGGATTCAGGCCAAACGTCCCGGTCAACTACGGCTATCGCCTCGCAGCCTAAAACGAGTCCGCTCTTTTTAAACGCCTCAAGACACAGCGTTACGTCCGAGCAGCCGCCAACAGGCAGAACGACGTCAGAAGGGGTAGAAAACCAATAACGGAGGATCGTCTCGTCTATACTCCTGCCCGCTTCGCCTTCGCAAAAAATAATTCTCTTCGCACAGACGGAGGCCGTTGCAGCTCCGACGATATCTTCGACAATGTGATCAGGAACACCATCGCCAAGCGGGAGCACTTTGACGTCACTCGGCGACAGAACCAGGCCAATCGTACCTTTGCGAGATATCGCAAACGGAAGGTCGTGGGTTGCGAACACAAAACGGCAATCGGCTCGCTCTAGCTGCAAGCAATCCCAAAGCTTTCGGGCAAAATTGCTATGCAAATGCAGTTCTGGCTCATCCACAACGATCACGCCAGGGGGCGCCGAGATAATCTGGCACAACAACGCCAGGACCATTTTTTCGCCGAGACTAAGATAGATCGCGTTAAACTGAGCACCAGGCTCAAGCGTACCCTCTTCGTCGACTGTACGGAATCCGCTTGCAAGCGCCTCGTTACCTAGCAAGTTGATAGTACGGCCTTCAAAAAGTTCCGACCACAGCCGCTGAACCCTAAGCAGCCTTGTCTCAGTCGGCGCTTCCGGCGCAGGTGAAACGGCCGCGCGCCGAAAATATTCTTTTGCGGCCTCGACGTGCTCGGCCCTTAATAGGTTCAGCACATAATTCGAGTGATCTCCGCCAGTAGTAAGTGCGGTCTGCCTTATGTGCTCGTCTGCACTCCGTAAATCAGCCGCCGCATCCTCAAGCGACTTTACCTCTAGAAGGCTTACGCTCGTGTTTCTCCTCGACCCTACCCAACTGTAGCCCATAGAGTTGGCCAACGTATAAGCGCACCTCGATTTTCCAACACCATTCGCGCCCACCAAAACTATCGGCTGCATTCCCAGGATTTTTTCACGACCTATCATTATCGACAGATCCACAGGCTCTATGATCACGGGGGCGGCCTCCATAAAGGAATAATGAGGCTAACTCCGGGTCAGCCTGGACAAGCTTCAGCCCTCGGCTAGAGCTTCAGCCGCTGAAGAATCATTCGCCGGTGTCGGCATTTCGGTCGGCGGTAAGTGGCGCGTGCGCGGCGAAATCGGGATAGAGATTTTGGAATTTGGCGTCCCGCTAGGCCTGACTGTGTGCGAAAGACTTAGATGCACGACATAGGTGTGACCGCACTCGACATCACCAAAGCACTGCACATGCATTTCAGTGGTGATTGAGGACAGTTCACGCGAAGTACGAACGCGAGCCCTACCCGCGCAGTGAGGACACTTCATACGCTGCATAGTTTGCACACCCCTGACCAGCCCCTCTTCTGTAGCATATGCTTACGCTTGCCGCAGTCCCTATGGTTGTCGTTGCTGAAAATTGTTCCGGTTCGGTTCCTCCCCAACCGTCACGGCGCGGTCTCCATCTGTAGAGCGGTGACCAGGCCGCCCCCATCGTCCAGCGTGTGCGTCGCTTGCGAAACCAGCCAGGCCGTGGTGTCGATCTCGGCCTTGAGCCCTGACGTCGTCACTTTGATTTCCGGCCCGATGTCGGGGCGGCCGAGCGCCAAGCTGAGAGACAGCTCACCGGCTCCACGCTTGACGCGGTTCCACTCGGCTTCCGCCGCCTGTTTGGCGTCAGCCTCGGACGCGAACGTCTTTCGCAGGCGGCGTGCGCCGGTCGCCGCGCCCGCCGTCACCTTGTGCTTTGTCGCCGAGCTAGTGGAATGCCAAGCCGCCGTGACGCCGGCATAGGTACCGCGTTCCGCGACCTTCCAAGTGGCCTTGTCGCCGTCGCCGGCTTTGATTTCGACGGTCCGCAGAGACTTGCCCGTGGCGGTCTTCCCGCTCCCGATCGGCGCGAAGATCAACGCACCATTCTTGATGGTGGCCGTGGCGTCGTAGGCCTTGCCCAGGCGGCGGAGAAACGCAACGTCGCTCTCGCGGCTCTGGGCGAGGACCGCCACGGTCTTGGTGCCAAGATCTTCGTCTAGCTTAAGGGTGAGGCCAGCCGCGCCGGCCACGTCAGCTAGAACCTCCGCCAAGCTGGTGTCGCGCCAGCTGCGTTCGCGCCTGATCCTCAGTTCCGCGGTGAAGTCGGCCGACCTGGCGCGGATGGTAATTTGACGGGCCGGCGTGTTGGTCCATTCGACCTCGTCAACCTTGAACGCGCCCTTGCCCGTGAGCGATTTTCCGCGCCAGCCCAGCGCGAGGGTGATGATCACCCCCCGCTTGGGCAGCGCGACAAGGTCATCATGGTCCGACAGCACCAGGTCGAGTTGATCGGCCTCGTCGCCGCGCTTTTCAGTCAGGGTCAAAGACATTAGGCGTGGTTCGACGGTCGGCGTGAGATCCTTGCCGTCCAGCGACAGAGTGAAAGCAGCGGCGTTGGCCATCAGCCCGCATCGCTATCGCTGCCGGTCGCGGTGGCGGCCTGGGCGTCGGCGTCATCGACATGCTTGAGCGTGATGCTGAAGTCGGTCCGCCGGGGAACCCCGTTGTCGAGCAACATGACCTGACGCTCTTCCAGATCGGTAAGAACGAAGGCGCCATGAACACGGCCGGTCCCATCGACCAGCGGCCACGCCTCGCCTTGGTCGCCCAGCGCACGCAACTGGCGGATCGAGGAGGCGTCGCCGATTACCTGAGGGACCAGAAGCCCAGCAAGGGTGATCGTATCCTCTCCGGGGCCGAGGTACTGGCTGGCGGCGCGCACGCCGATGCGCGAGTTGTCCACCCAACGCCAGGACGTGCGTCGTGACAGCTCCTGGAAGGCCAGCGTTGGGAGGCTGAAGACAAATTCGCCCAGGGCCATCAGCATGTGGTCAGTCCTCGTCGTCGTAGAAGGCCGAGCGCGTAGCGGCCGTCGCCTTGGCCTGGTGGTCGCCCATCAGTTGCTGGAAGGCCGCCTTGAGCATCTTGGCCAGCTGCGCCTGGTCGGCCCCGGCCGGCGCGGTGAGCTGGATGTTGATATCGCCGCTGAACACCATCTGGGGCATGCCGCCCCCACCAGCTCCAGCGCCGGGGCCGGTGCTAATCGGCCGCACCATCGAGCGGGCCTCGACCTGGGACGCGGCCAGGCTGGACGTGGCCAGCGCTGGCGCGGCCATCGCGGGCACGGCCGCCGCCACAGCGAAGGCGGAGGTCAGCTGCCCCGCGACGCTTGCCACCCGCCGCAAGGGCCCTTGCGCGCCGGCGTCGATCCCGTTGCCGAGACCAGACATGAGGAAGCCGCCCAAGCCGGCAAAGACACGCGACGGCGAGTGGATCCCGAGTTTTTCCTTGAACCAACCCACCACGGCGTCGCCTGCGCCGAAGATAGCTTTTTTCACACCGCCGAGGGCGCTGGTGATCCCTTTCGCCAGGCCGGCGATGATGTGCTGGCCAGCTTGAAAGAACTGGAGGTGGAGGTTGAACAGCCACACCATAAACTGGCCCAGGCGTTGCCCCAGGGAGGCAACGACGGCCGAGACGATCGGGGCAATCTTGTGCCAGCCCTTCACCGCCCCCACGACCAGGAAGAAGATGGCAATGACGGCGGCCACGACCCCCACGATGGTCGCGAAAACGCTTCCGATCGTAACGCCCAGAGCGGCGGCCGCCGCGCCGAGCGCCCCAATGAACAGCAGGATCGGCGCGACGATCAGCGCCACCGCCGCGATCACGGCCAGCAGAACTCCGACGACGAGCACCGTCTTACCCATCGCACCGGCAAGCTTAGGGTGTTCCTTGGTCCACGCAGAAAAGTTGCGCGTCACGGCCGTGATCTTCTGGATGATCGGCGTCACCGTGGGGGCCAAGCCTGTGGCGAACTCCAGCTGCAGGTCCTTTACGGCGGCTGACATCGCCTTGGTCTTCTCTGCGTTGTCCAGCATGCGTTGGGCGAAGTCGGCGTCCACCACACCCTTCGCCCCCATCGCCTGGGATCTGATATCCCGATACTCCTTCAGATTGGCGATGATCGGTCGAAGGCCCTGCTGGACCTGTGCGTCTTCGAACAAACTGCCCAGCTTGGACATGTCGCCCTTAAGCGCCTTGTTCGTTGCCTCAGCGATGGCCTCGATCGGCGTCTTGCCGGCCGCGGCCGCGCGCTTCATTTCCTGTTCCAGGTTGATCCCCATCTTGGCGAACGCCTTGCCGGTCTGAGGCGACGAGATCTTCTGAAGGACGTTGGCCAGGTTGTTGGCGGCCGTGGCGCTGTCGCCGGCGCCCTTGCGGGTGATCTGCAGGGCCGCAGCCAGGTCGGCGACCGACGACACCCCGCTCTGGCCCAGCGCCTGATAGGATGCGGTCAGCTCAGGGAACGCCCCGGCCATGTCCTTAATCTCGAATGCGCCCTTCTTTCCCGCGAAGGCCATGACGTCCAGGACGCGGCCAACTTGGCCGGTCGGGACCTTGAGGTTATCAATGGCCGCGTAGCTCGCGGCGCTCAGGTCGGCGAGATCGGCTTTGTAGGCGGTGCCTGCCTTGCCGATCGGGTTGGTGAGCGCGACCGCGAGCTTTGGGTCCAGGCCGAAGCCAGCCAGCGCATCAGCCGCGTCCTGCAGGTTCTCTGGCAACTGGTTGACGTCCAAGGCGGTCTGGCGGAGCTGACGCCCCATCGCCTCAGCGGCCACTCGGCCCAGATCCGCCTTCTGAGCGATGTCGGTCATCCGACTTTCGAACTCGTTGGATTGGTCGAGTTCATCCTTCAGCGGCATGGCGATCGCCGCCGCGCCGCCGCCCGCGCCAATTCCGACGGCGGCGGCCGTCCCAGCCCGGCCACGCCACTTGCCGGCGACGGCTTGGGCCTTGGCTATGCGCGCCTGGCGCTCGCCCAGCTGGGCGAGCTTGGTCTTTTGCTTGTCGAGCACCTGGTTAGCGGCGGCGGTCTCGCGCTGGATCCGTTCTTGCATGCCAGCAAAGCCCTCAGAGGCCATGCCGGGGCGTCGAGCCTCGTCTTAAGCGCGCCCAGGTCGCGGATCTCGTCGCGCTGTTTCACCTCCAGGCGGGCGACGGCGTCCCGGGCGCGATTGAACTGGTTGGTGAGGCTCTTGGTGGGCGCATCGACGGCGGCGAACTGGCGGCCGAGATTGGCGGCGTCCTGGCGCGCCTGGCGCAGCTGCAGGTTCGTGGAGACGATGCCCTGCTCAAGCTGGCTGAACCCTTCAAGATCCCGCTGGGAACGGTCGAGGGCCTTCAGCTGGTCGCGGGTTTCCTTGAAGGCGCGAGAGGTGGCGCTGCTGGCCTTGCTGACGGCGCGAAAGGGCGCGCTGACCTTGTCGATCGCCGCCAGGAGAACCTGGATCCGAAGGTTGCGGTCAGACATGGCGGCGGCCCTAGTCGGCTATTGGGATCGGTTGATGCGCTTCCAACGGATCAGCGCCTTGTCGTGCCAGCCGACCAACTCGGTGACCGACATCCGGTCGAAGGTTTCTGGCGGCCAGTGAAAGACGATCGCGATGTCGGCGATGCAGTCGTCTACGCTTGCGGGAAGTCCGCCTTCTGCGCCTTCGAGAGCAAAAAACCGGCAATCTCCACCGCGCAGGCGAAGAGGTCGGCGACGTCGGTGATCTCGCCCGGCATGAGGATCGGGTTGGAGATCCGGGGCAAAACCTTCTGGACCTGGTCGGTGTCCATCTGGACCAGGGACATCATGTTGGTGCCACGCAGTTCGCCCGACTGCGGCTTGCGCAGCACGATCTGGTTGATCACCTGGTCGCCGCGCTTGAGCGGGGTTTCGAGGGGAACGGTGACGAAAATGCCAGCGTTGGCGGGGGCCGTGGCGTCGGTCATTGGGCGGCTCGTGAATTAAGGGGTGGGCGCCGGCGACGCTGTCGCCGCCGACGACAGGTCATGCACCGATCGCCGCGCGCGTTTCGGCCGTGAGATCGACGCCGTTGACGATCTCGATGCCCCGCAGGACGTCGATTTCAATCATGTCGCGGCCGCCGATGATCAGCTTGTAGTAAGCGCAGGTGACCTTGTAGGCGTGGTCGGTGTCCTTACCGGCCTCGGCGTCGCCGAAGTCGATCTCGGTGCATCGGCCCCGGATGACCACCTCGACCGCCGTGGTGGCGCCGGTCTCGATGTTCTCGTAAGCGCCGGCGAAGCGGTACTGAGTGGCCGACACGCCGCGCTTGCCCCAGGCGGAGATGGCCTCGGGGACCAGGCCGCCCAAGGTGAACTCCAGCTCCAGCTTGTCGTGGCCGTTGTCCGAGTCCAGCTCGCCGCTCATCCCGGAGCCGCGATAGCCTTCGCTGAGACGCTTCAGGGCGGGGAGCTTGACGGTCTTGGTCTCGGCCAGGAACGAAATGCCGTCCTGGAAGAGGTTCGATTTCTTGAGCTTGCTCGGGAAGGCCATCACGGGCTCCTAGATGATGTTGGAACAGGACGCGGGCGCGACGCCTAGGGCCGCGTTTCGCGCTTACGGTCGAAGAAGACGGCGGCCAAAACGACCAGGACAACCAAGCTCTCGGGCACGGTGCTTGGCCGTTTGTGGAACCGCAGTATGGCGTCGATCCCGCAGACCAGGCCCGACATGATCAGGAAGGAGCGCAGCATCAGCAGGTAGACCCCGCTCAGCCAGATCCGCGTGTCGGCGCTGACTTCGATCGACCCGAGGGGGCCTAGGTGTTTGAAAATGGTTCGCTTCATAGTCTCGCCCCCTCAATGCCGGCTCTAGGCGTTCACCTGGGAAGCGAAGTCGTCGAGGTAGCTGCTGGTCACCCGTTGGCGCAGCGTCAGGTCCTCAAGCGGCGGGACCGGCGTGTAGTCGTAGTCGATCGCCAGCTTGCCCATCTTGAGGTTGTCGGCGGTGTTCTCGGTATCGTTGAGCCAGGCCCTGCCGTCGATGATGCTGTCGCCCTTCATCGTGCGGAGGAACGCGTTCAAGTTCTCGATGGCGTCGCGGGCGAGCTGGGGATGCAGCGGCTTGTCGATGACCCAGGCGTTGCCGGCTGCGACGGTGTCGGCCAGGATCTGGGCGGTGCGAGTGTCGCTTTCGAAGACGAAGTTGTCATCCTCCGAGCAGGTCCGCGCCCCCCAGAAGCGATAGCCGCCCACCTGGTTGATGACGCAGGTCACGCCGGCGGCGTTGAGCACGCCGACATCGGTGTCGCTGTCCTGAAGATCAAAGTGAAGCGGCACGGTCACGCCGGTCACGCCGGCGGCCGCGACGTTCGAGATCACCTTGTGCCAGCCGATCGTCTTGTCGATCTGCGCGCGCAGGCCCAGCGCGACGGCGACGGCCGGGACGGTGATATCGGTGCTGGTGGTGGTGTCCCAGGCGAGGAAGTCGCCCATGATCACCATGAGTTCGCGGGTGTCGAACTCGGCGCGATAGTCCAGGGCGGCCTCGACGTCGGCGCACTGATAGGCGCTCACGTATGCCATGGCCCTCAGCTTCTTGGCGGTGATGGCCAGCTGGGCGGCCACTGGCTGGCTGTCCAGGCCGGGCGCGCCGAGGATCCTGGGCTTATAGCCGGTGACGGCCTCGGCGTTCAGCAGGGCCTTCACGCCATCGACCACGGCCGAGGTGGTGGCCGCAGCGTCGGCGCCCGGAACCACGCGCATGACGATGACCACGGTGTTGGCCTGGTTGTAGATCGCCTGGAGCGCCTGACGCAGCGTGCCGGTCGTTCCCGCCTTGGCAATGGCCGCCGGCAGATTGGTGATCAGGGCGTTCTTGCCGATCGGAAAGAGGGTCGCGTCGGCGGCCGGACCGGTGGCGACCAAGCCAATGACGGCAGTCGCGACCGTGGTGATGGTGCGGCTAGCGCCGTCGGTGGCTTCAATGACTCGGACGCCGTGGTGGTAGCTGTCGGCCATGGGGTTCCTCAAGCGATGCTGGTTGCGCCGGCGGTGAGCCGGACCGGGAAGGAGAATTTGACGGCGGCGGGCTTGGGCAGGTCGGTGCGGGCCGCTTCCAGGTCGATGACGAAAGCCCCGCGTCGGTCCCCGACCGAGATCTCGACACGCGTAAGGCTGATGCGCGGCTCCCAACGCAGGAGCGCGGTCGCGACCGCCGAGTAGAGCTGCAGCCGGGTGGCCGCGTTGAAGGGGGCGTCAACCAGCTCCAGAAGCCGCGAGCCGTAGTCGCGGCGCATCACGCGCGAGCCGATCGGCGTGGTGAGGATGTCGCTCATCGACTGCACCAGGTGCGCCTCGCCCTCGATGGGCTTTCCGGTCGTGGCGTCCATGCCGCGCATCAGACCGGGTCCCCAGACTGATCGGTGCCTATTTTGACGGCCTTGTGCTTATGACCCTTGCCGCTGATGCCGGCCGCGATCACGTCAACGGCGCCCCTCACCGTTCCAGTGACGTCCAGGTCGCCGGTGATCTTTACCGGGCCGGTGATGTTGAGGCCGCCTGGCGCGACCAGATCGACGACGCCGCCATCAGGCAAGGTCGTGGCGAGACGGTGGGCGTCCGGGTCGTATGAGATTTCGCAGCCGTCATCGAACAGCATGACCGTTCGGCCATCGGTCGCCGGCGGCGGGAAGCTGTCGCTGTTTACAACGGCGATGATCTTCGCGGCGGCGATCTCACCTTCTGGACAGGCAAGGACAACTTGCTCGCCTTCAGTCAGCGGCGACCAAGTGCGGACCCGGCCGGCGCGCGCCACCGGCATGTTGATCCAGTCGGTCTGGAAATCCTCATCGATCTCGACGCGGCAGCGCACGCCGGCGACCTCGACGACAAAGCCAAGGCGGATCAGGTCGCCCAGAAGGCGGGAAGGTTCAGCGCGATCGATCATGAGCCGTCACGATGGCCGAGGCCTTCGCCAGCCGCGCGCATGCGGTGTTGTAGAATCGCGTCCTACAACAGCCGCGCAGATCGCCAAGATGGGCGCCCCTTACGCTGCCGTTCACGCCAGAGCGTAACCGTTGGCCAGTTTCCACTAGCCGCGACCGTTCGGCGCGATCACAACGTAGAAGCAACCTTGGGGGTGGGCGTGAGTCTTAAGTGGAACGGCCTGGGCGCGACGATCGGCCTGGTCAAAAATGCGTATCGCAGGCGATCCTGGCTGTTCATTCAGCCCTCAATCCGCCCGATGCTTCAGATGATGGCCAACGGTCTAGGCTTCGTGTTCCGTCGCACTAGGTTCTCGTCGTCGCCGAGCGTGCTGAAGATCGACATATCGCCGCTGTGTTCTTTGGCTTGCCCGACCTGTCTGCACGCCGAGCCGGAAGGCCGGCCATTGCTTGAGGCGCAGCAGTTTCGCAAGTCGGACAAGATGAGCGTCGAGGACTTTCAGCGCATCATCGACCAGGTGCGCGGCAAGGTCTCGACTGTCAGCCTGTTCTACTACGGCGACCCGCTCATGCATCCCGAACTGCCGACGCTGGCCCGCATCGCCCGAGAGGCCGGCATGGCCGTGCACGCGACCACCCATTTCAGCTACCGGCTCAGCGATGCGCGGATCGACGCCATCGCGGCCAGCGGGCTCACCCACATCACGGTCGCCGTCGATGGCGCTGACCAGGCCGTCTACGAAGTGACCCGCGTCCGAGGGCGGCTGGATTGGGTGCTCTCGAACCTTAAACGCCTAGCCGCCAGCAAGGCTCGACAGGGCCTGCGCTACCCCGAGGTGGAAATTCAATACATCCGCCACGGCCATCATCGCCCCGACGAGGAGTCCCGTGTTCGGGGCCTGACGGTCGACTTGGACGTCGCCCAGTTCACCGCGTTCGACGGCTTCCGCTACAAGGAAGACGGTTCGCTCTTCAATGTGGTCGAGAACGATTGGGCTTCCACGCCGGATTTTGAACCGAAGCCTGCCGCCGCCCTCCCCCACTGCCATTGGCCTTTCACCTCCATGGTCATCAAGCACGACGGCGGCGTGATCCCCTGCTGCATGTGGGGCGAGGCGCGCCAGCACATGGACGGCGCGGACAAGCGCGAGCTGGGCAACGTGTTCGAGACCCCCCTCGCCGCGATTTGGAACAACCCGGACTACCGGCGGACACGGCGCGAAGTCTCGGGCTCTTCCGAAATTGGCGTCAACTCGTTCTGCTATGGTTGTCCGGCGCTAGGGGGCACAGGCCGGGCGAAGCGCGGTGAGAGCAGACCGGTGGAAACGATCACGATCTGGAGGGGGATTATTCTGTGACTACATTTCCGGGGCAGCGCCCAGACCCAATATTGCTCCCCACGCTCGATTTTCTAAATCGCTACGGCGTCACAGCTCCGATGAGGTGCAAGCCGTTAGAGCTCAAGGACAAGGTCGCCGCCCATGATGTGCTTCAGGCATATTGCGGCTTGGATTTCAATCTACGCCTGACCCTAGGCATGCGAGGTCACTGGGATCCTCGAATAAAAGCTAAACCACTCGACATGAAGGAGGCGCACGTCCTTCAAAAGGGTGAGGAGTTCCTGATGTCGCTTCCACTCGAAGAACGCGATCGGGGCAACGTCGTCTACGCGTTTAAAGTGGTGAAGGAGCACCGAAAGATCCGACACAACTTTGCTCACATGGCAGCTAAACGGTCGCCGATTGGCGATGCAATCGTATGGTTTTCCTGGAACCGCCAGGAGGCGAAAAGATCTTACGGCGCGCGTGCCCCTAAGGAAGGCCTCAATTGGGAAGTGATCGCGTCAAGAGATTTACAGATCTATTCCGATGCCGTTCACCGTGCGGGCCATATGATCGCTCATGTGTGCGAGAAGTTTATAAATGAGCGGGCCAAACTTAACGCTAGCTAGCCCCCACTATACGGGCGTGTAGACCGTCGCCCCCATCGCATCGACCCAGACGCTATTGTCGTTGGCGCCCTTAGCCCATAGTGGCTTGAAAGTCGTGAGGTCGAAGTACATTCGGCCGCCGGTTTTGTCGTTGGTGTTGATCGTCGAGGCCCGGTTGGTGAACTGGACCGAGGATCCAGCTCCAGCGGTGTACTCGGCCTTGATCGGAGCCCAATCAGTCGGGGCCAGGTGGGACGGCAAGGCCGCGGTGCAGTCGGTGCGGCGCACCCACCCCAAGGTCAGGTGATTTCCGTCGTCCATCGGGCTGGTGAGCAGCACCTTGTCACCCCGGCGCCAGGATCCGGTGGTCGGACGGCTGGTGGCCGCGCCGCGCACGATGACCTCAACCCGGCCATAGGCGTCCGAGGTCGCGGTGCGTTCACCAGGCTCGATGCGATAGGTGTCCGGAACGCCAGAATTGACGACATCCACGACGCCAGCGGTGCGAGCGATCCAGGGATAGCCAGCCACGTCCAGCCCGGAGTCGGCCAGGCGCGCGGCCGCCAAGATCGGCACATCCACATAGTGGTCATACGCGCCCGAAACGGTACCTCGGTAGAGGCGCACGATCATGTTGCCGCGCACGTCGCCCTTGGTGAAAAGGGTGGGACCGCCGCCGCCGTTCACGACGGTCGCCGGCACTTCCACGCCGCCCGTCAGGCCGATCATCCGAAATTTGTCGTAGAGCAGCTGGGCCTTGTAATAATAGGTCCCGCTCGCTTCCTTCCATTTGCGATCGACGCGCTGGCTGACGTCGATGCTCAGCACAGGATCTAGGCCGTCACTGGCCAGAGGCAGCGCGCCGAGCACCCCTTCGATGTGCCAGTAGTTCTGCTGATAGACGGCCGACATCGACGCCAGATGCGAATAGTTGTCGAAGTCGGGCATGCCGCAGTTGACGCCGAAACGCGCGCCCCATGCGGAGTCCTGGGAGTTCATCTTCATCGAACGCGCCATGTTGCGCACCCGTACGACGCCGGCGAAGGCCTGGGGGGCCGCCTGCAGGGCAAAGTTCGGCTTGGTGATCGTGTAACCGGTCTCGCCCGAGAATAGCTGCTCATAGCCGAAGATGATGTTCTCCCACTCGACGAACGAGGTGTTGACGACGGGGGAGCCATCACCGTGGGTCGCCTGAAGCGGGGTGCAGGACAACTCGCCCAGCATGTCGCCGCGCATGTAGAAGATCGCGTTTCGGAGCGACCCGCTGGATCTGCAAAACGTCACCATCCCGTCTTCCATGTGGAAGCCGCTGGCGGAGACCGCGTCGCAGTCCTGGATCATCACATCGCCGTTGATCACGTTGCTGATCGTGACCCCCGATTTGTAGGCGATCCGGATCGAGCGGGTGCGCCTGGCCGCCGACAGGTCGGCCGAGTAGTCGGGCCGGAACGTCAGCACCTGGTCGATACGCAGACCATCGCCCGGCGCCATAAGGTCGATGATGTAGCCGTCGGTGCCCGGCTGCGCATAGGTGCTGATGCGCTCGATGGTGATCAGGTCAGAATAGGCGTCGCCCAGATTGCTGGTGCCGGACGACTGCGATTGCGAGATCAGCTTCTGGACGCCGCCGGCGTGGATGTCGTGGAACCGGCACGAGCCCACGAACTTGGCCCAACTGATGAACTTGCCGTTGGCCGCCGCCGCAATGGCGTCAACGAAATAGCCACCGAACTGCGAGGCCAACGGGCCAGGCGTCTTGCGGATCGGCACGTCCTGCGAAGAGATATTGAGTAGGCAGACCGTACCGTGCGACCAGTTCGGGTCGATGATGAAGCGACTCCCCGCGCCTTCGCCCTGAGCGGAAACGTTCCAAGGCATCCAGATCTGGCTGGTCAGCGAGTAGCCGCCCACGGTGGGATTGGCGTTGTCGAACGATCGCCCGATCATCACGCGGTTGACGGGAAGCGAGAACAGCTCGGTGAGCGCCGCGCCGTTGTCGGTCGCCGTCGTGAAACCATCGGCCACTGCGCCGACCTGGGCGGCGCGCGGCACGATGCCCAGGGCGAGCGGCGTCACCCGTGCGGTTTCGCCGTCCTGGGTCAGGGGCAGTGCCGCGTTGAGCTTCGCGAACGCCTTTTGATCGAGGGTCGAGATCTTGGTCATGAGGAGTCTACCGCTTGATGATCGACATGGAAGCGCCGCTTCGCGGCTGGGCCTGATCCCCGCCCTCGCTGTCGGTTTGGGTGACGTTGCCGTTCACCCCGTTCTGGCCGGTGTAGCCACCGCCGATGCCAACCTTTGGAGCCGGACCAAGGGTGTGGACGTGGGCCTTGTTTTGGTCGGGGGCGTAGGTGCCCAAGCCACGGCCTGGGTCACGGCCGGCGCCATGGTCCCAGACGCGGTAAAACAGGCCGCGCTTGTCGGGCAATTCGAAGGTTGTCGCGCCGTCGCCTCGCCCGAATTTGAACGGGTGGGCCGCCTTGTCGGCAGCGTCGGCCGCCAACTGCCCGGAGGCTTGGGCATAGGCCCATAGATCAGGGTCGCCGGCGATCGTCTTGGCCGAGCCGTCTTCCTCATACCAGCCTGCCGGAACGACAACGCTGTTGTTGAACATGCTGAGACCCACCGGCACGCGGGCGGCGGCGATGGCTGCGGCCTGGGCGGCATTGGCCTTGGCCGTAGCGTCGGTGGCGGCTGCGCCGATCGCGGCGGCCTGAGCGGCGCTGGCCTTGCCCGTGGCGTCGGCGCCGGCCGCGCTGATCGCGGCGGCCTGAGCTGCGTTGGCCTTGCCCGTGGCGTCAGTGGCGGCCGCGCCGATCGCGGCCGCCTGGGCGGCATTGGCCTTGCCCGTGGCGTCGGTGGCGGCCGCGCCGATCGCGGCGGCTTGGGCGGCGCTGGCCTTGGTGGTCGCGTCCGTAGCAGCAGCGGCGATCGCGGCGGTCTTGGCTGCGTCCGCCTTGGTGCTGGCGTCGGTGGCGGCCGCGCCAATCGCGGCGTTCTTGGCCGCGTCGGCCTTGGTGCTGGCGTCCGTCGCGGCAGCTCCGATCGCTGCGGCCTTGGCGGCGTCCGCCTTGGTGGTTGCGTCCGTGGCGGCGGCGGATGCAACAGCATCCGCTTTCGCTTTCAGGCCCACCGGCGTGACCACGCGGATCGCGTCGAGACCTGCAAGCGCCTCCGCCGTAGTCGCCAGTTCCACCAGGCCAAGCCGCTCCGTTGAGGCGGGCGGGTCGAGGAACGCGACGTCACCGAAGAGGATCTGATCGGCCACAGCGGCGGTTAGCACGATGTCGGCGGCGATATAGGCCACCGTGATCGCCGACTTGCCCAGGATCCGGGTTTCCTGGCTGTAGACAGCGAACAGCGTGCCGTCGTTCAGATAGTAGCCAAAGCCGAACAGGTCATAGGCGTCCTCGCTGTCGTCGCGGATGCTGACGTGGATCGTGTCCTCGTCGATCGCGCTGCCGCCGAACGTCGTCAGGCGCTTGAGCTCGCTCGGCAGACCCGTGAGCGTCGGGGCCATGGTGAACGGCGCGGACGACAAGCCAACCTGGCTGAGCTGAACGCCGTTGCTGCCGGTGTTCTGAGCGTTCACCAGGGCGGCGAAGCCAGCGCTGGTGATCATCATGGTCGCGCTCATAGGGCGTCGATCTCCAGAAAGAAGCCGGTCTCAGCGAGGATCGGCTCGCCGTTCTCGGTGAGGAGGCTCATCGAGCCGGCGGCGGATGGGGTCAGGTCGCCGACCAGAGCAAGGCGAGCCGCCACGGCGATCCGAGCTCCGGCGGTCAGGCCGACGCCACCGGAAGGTCCGAGGTTTTGGCGAAACTCGAAATGGGCGCGGACAGGCTTGGTGCGGGCGATCTCGGTGGCGACGCGTTCGGCGAAGTCGGCCGAGCTGGTGTCGCCATCGTCACCGGTCAACGGCAGATCGACCTGGAAGGTATAGGGCTGGCCCTTTGGAGTGGTCTGAAACCACTCGGTGAGCGTCATACCCACGTCGTAGGTGTCGATCACCTGGCGCACGCTCGCGGCCGTGCCCTTGCGACGATGGGTCGGGATCGCATTGGCGACCTGGGCGCGCTTGAGCGCCTCAGGCCAGGTCGGATCCCAAAAGTCGATGGACAGCTGCCAGGCCAGCCATGGCAGGATCTCGATGGGGCACGTCGCCGGATCCCAGAGCGAGGCCAAAGGCACGGGCACATCGGACAGACGCGTGCTGGCCGCTTCGAGCGCCTTCTCGAGCTGGGTGGCGTTGGGGGGAAGCAAGGAGGCCACGGGCTATTCCGCGTAGCCGGCGTGGATGATCGACTGCGAGACAGCCAGGGGAGCTTGGACGCGGCTGATCACCACGTCGGCGGGCGGGAGCTGCAAGTTTACGCGCTGGACGCCCACGACATGCATCGCGGCCGTGAGACCCGATCGGGTCACGTCACGCCCAAGCCGATGGCAGTCGGCGGCGTAGGCGGTTGCGCCGGCCTCTGCGGCGGAAGTGACGACGGTAATGTCCGGGCCGCTGAAGGTGAAGATTTCGGCCTGGATTTCATAGGGAATGATGTTGGCGGCCTGGACCGTCACCTGGTCGGTCAGCGGGCGGGCCGTATCCGCCGATACCGCCGCGTCTACGGCCGACAGCACCTCGGACGAGGGAACGCCGGGGGCGGTCCGCGACAAGACCGTGACAACAACCTCCCCTGGGGCAGGGCTGGTGGCGGAGGCGTCAAGGACGTCGGAGTGGGCCGAAAGCGCCTTGAACTTGTAAGCCCCTTCAGGGCCGGCGACGCTGTAGCCTTCGGGCGCCAGAACACCGCGCGCACGGTAGTCGTCGTCCTGTTCGTAGGTGGGATCGACACCGGTCGCGGTGTCACCCTCAGCCAGCTCTAGACGTGGAACTTCGAACAGCGCGAGCAGATGATCGAGGTTGGAGCCGGTGGCGTAAGCGACCATCAACTGGCGGGCGGCGTCGTTCACCCGCTGGCGCAGCATCAGTTCACGATAGGCCCCGACCTGCAGGGCCTTGATGACCGGATCGGACTCAACGACCGCGTCGAAGTCCGGGTTCTTTTCGCGGTAGAGCGCCAGGTGCTCGGCGTACAGCGTCTCGAACGACAACTCTTCGATGAGCGTCGGCGCGGGAAGGCGCGACAGATCGACAGCCGTAGTGGAAACGGACGGGTTGGCCATGCGGCCATGTCGCCGTTGGGCCTGGACCAGAGCGAGCAAGGCTCGTTGTAAACTCCGGAGCTACAACGGACACCCTGCCCTAGTCGTCGATGTGATCCATCAGCGCGCCCAGCATCGCCTCGCGATCTTCCATCGAGAAGCCAAGGAGCTGGCGCTGGGGGTAGCGGATTTCCGGGCCACCGGGGGCGACCAGGCCGCGCAAGCCGTAATGGTGAATCTTGGCGATCCGCGAAGCCCGATCGGTGAACTCAACCCAGGCCGAGCTGGCGTTCGCGCCCGCCTTCAGGTTCCGGGCGGCGCGCATCTTGGCGAACATGGCGGACGGCTTGCGCTTGAGCCCCCCACCCGCTCCCCGGATCGAACCACCCATGGCGCCAGGATCACCCATGCCAGTAGGGGGGAGATGGCGCTCGACACGGCTGCGCAGGAAACTTCGGATCGCGCCCGCCTCGCGGTCATAACCCGTGATCAAGGGCCCGTCCTTGTGCCAGCTCTTCAGGTCCGCGACGCGCGCCTCCTTAGCGCCGGGTTTGCGATAGAGGAATCGGATTGGCCGGTTGACGGTCTTGTCCCGGGCGCGCGGCTTTCGGGCCGGCCAGGCCCCGCCGTCCGGATTGACCTGGTCCTTGATCCGCTGAACCTGTGAGACGCGCAGGCGCAGGGCCATGGCCTTCAGGAGGTGGGCGCGCTGAGCCGGGGCGAGCTTGGCCAAAAGGCCGTTCGCCAGCTTCTCGAATTCCGCCAGTTCGTCGGCCCTCGACGTGGTCACGGCAGCGCTGCCTCAACGACCAGGTCGTCTTTCAGATAGAGCTGAAGGAGGCGGACCGGTGGCATGAGGCCTACGAGGGCGGGGAAGTTGGGATCGCGATCGGGCTCGTCGCGGTGCAGAACATCAAAGCCGCCATCGTCGCGCGGCAACACCGACACCAGCTCGGTCAGCTGAAGGTCACAACGGAAGTCGCAGGTTTCCCGGTCCAACTGCTCCAGCTGATAGGGGATGGCCTCCTCGGCGCCGGCCGAGTTCTCCATTAGCTCGGGCTGTTGCCGCTGGAGCCAAAAGACCAGGGCTACGACGACCGCGTCGAGATGATCGAGCGGCACGTCCAGGAGGATGACCTGGGCGGTGAACTTCTGGATGAAGGTGGGGCCGCCACTTCTCGCGACGATGTTTCCCTTCTCGTGCAACACGAACAGGCGCTCGGGATCCTGGGCCAGGCCAGGGACCGCGCGCGTCAGCCAATCGATGAGGTGGGCGATCTTCTTCACGACGCAGGCGGCTCGCACGCGCCGGGCGAATGCCAGTCGATCAGACGCACGAGCTGGGCGCGCGCGGCCACATAGGCGCGCGCCAGACGAATGGCGGCCTCCCGAACCTCGGCCGGCAGCTCGGCCACCTGGTCGACGGGAAACCCGGCCGGGGCCACCGGACAGGCGAGAGCGTCCGCCGGCGGCGTGCTTTCCACCTTCACGGCGACCACGGTCGTCGCAGGCTTAGCGCTCGGGTGCGCGCAGCCCTGCAGACTGATTGAGAGCGCCAAACCAAGCGCCGCCCACCTGATCGTCTTTAACTGCAGCATTGGCCGCCTCCATCCTCTTGGTCGCAGCGGCGGCCGCCTCGGCGGCGGTGCGCGCCTTGGCCGCGTCCGTGTTGGTTTTCCGGGTCTGATCGTTCAGTGCATCGAGCAGGACGCCGGCCGTCTGGCTGTTGGTGTCCCGCTCGAACTTCACCAGCTGGTCGATGCGGCCGGCGCAGACCTGGCCCGGCTTGTCCTTGGACTTGGCCGGCGGCGCATAGGCCTCGCCGGCGGCCGCGCACCTGGTCGTCGCCCAGGTCTGGAGCCGGTCACGCTGGTGGTGGCCCGCCGCGCCCCAGGCGAAGAGCCCGGCGGCCGCGACGGAGACGCCCAGAAGGGTGAGAAACTGGCGTTCAAACATTTGCCACGTCCTTGGATTGCCCCAGGAACAGCGCGCGCTCTTGCTCGCGGCGAGACACCAGGCCGGGGAGAACCTGGCCGTCGGCGAACTTCCACATGCGGAAGGCGTCGGCCGCGCCGCGCCGATCGCCGGCGAGGATCTTCCGACGCACGGTGCTGTCGGCGAAGTCGGCCGCGCCACCCACTTCCCCGACGCCGATATTGTAGGCGAGGGAGACCAAGGCGCCGAGTTCGTGCTCCGCCAGTAAGACCTTCGGCAGCAGCTTTAGGATCCCGTTGCTGACGTCCTGCGCGGTGTTGCGCAGCAGGGCCACGGCGTCGGCGATCGTCATGCCGTGGGACCAGCGGGTGCGCCAGATCCGGTAGGCGGTCTCCCGGTCTTTCACCGGGCGGCCGCGATCGAACAGGGCATAGCCGTAGCCGACCGTGTAGATCCCGATCGGATCGGCCTGGGGCTCCAGAAGGTTGGGCGTGCGCTTGTCGCCGTCGTGCAGCCCTTCGAAACGGGGCAGGACAACAAGAGCGCAGGCCGGGACCGGCCGGATTGCGAGTGCGGTTTGGGTCACTTCGTGCCTCCGCCGATGGTGCGGATCCGTTCGGCGGCCGCCTCGACCAGGTCGGTGACGTAGACCGGCAGATTTTCGAGCGCGGTGTTCACGCCCTTCATCAGTGACGGCGTCGCGCGGAAGGCCACCAGACCCATGACGAACGACAGCCCGCCGGCGGCCGCGGAACTGAGGTGGAAACCGTCCTGCAGCGCCCAGCACACGAAGCCGGCCGTCAGGCCGCCCGACAGGGTGGCGGCGAGCTGCTGGACGAGCGTAAGCCCCGGAAGATGCGCCAAGGCAACCAGAGCCCCCAGGAAGCCGCCCAGGAAGGTCGGACCGATGTCGTGCACCAGCTGGGCGAGGAAAGCTTTCATGAGGTCAGTCCCAGAGTTGGATGATGGGGGTTTCGTCGGCGACCTGGGCGGCGATCGGCAGCAGCACGGCCGTACCGTGCGGCAGGAAGAGGCCCAGAGCGGCGAGGCCAGGATTGGCCTCAAGCACCGACTCGACCGCGCCCGAGGTCTTGCCCAGCGCACGATCGACCAGACCATCGACGGTTTCGCCGTCATGGGCGTAGACGGTCAGCGCGGCGGCCATCAGATCAGCTCGATCGTGGTGCGCCGGCGGCCGACCAGGTCGCTGATCGCCCAGGCGGCGTTGCGGCGGTGATCGTCGATCGTCGGTTCGAGCGCTTCGGCCCGATCGCGGCCGGCGGCGGCGCTGTCGAGATCACGATAGTGCTCGTCAATGTCCGCCTTGACGGTCGCGTAGATGGCCCGGCGGTAAAGCACGGCTAGCTTGCTTTCGCCGCCCAGCTGGGGCGCGGGAACGGCGGCCAGGTTCTCATAGCCGGCGGCGACCCACTCGACGCGCTTGGCCTCAAGCTCGGGGTTCACCGTGATCATCGCCTGCAGGACCGCCTCGCGGATCCGGGCCGGCGTGACCTGGGAGACGATGCGAACGGCGGCCTGCAGGCTTGTGACGTCGATGTCGGGGAAGAACCCGTCGTTGGTCACGACGAGAGCAGGTTGGGCCGGGGTGTCGTCTGACGGCGGATTAAAGACTGTGCTCATGATGTCCCGTCACGACGCCCCGGCGCCTGGTATTCGCTCCCGGCTACGGCGGTGGGGGGACGGTTGGACCGTTGGGAAAGGGGAAACCCAGGGTCTTCTCCATCCCCGCCGCCGAGCGCCGGGGGGCGAGCTTGTGGCGGATCAGGTCTGGCCCGATCCGGCGTTCTGGTCGCCGGCGTCGCCGGCGGTGTTCTCTGCCGGCGGCGGCTCCTTGTTGAGGAGCTTCTGCAGGCGGGTAATTTCTTGCTTCACGCCGCACCGGTTGTTCAGCTGGTAGGCGCGGGTCAGGTGGAGCAGCGCGCGCTCGCGATAGGCGCGGGCCGCGCCCGGAACGCCCGTGCTGGTTTCGATGGCGGGATCGGACGACAGGCGGACAAATTCCAGGCCAAGGGCCTTCTGGACCTTCGCCGCGACCTCGTCGGGCATATCGGCCTCGGCCGTCAGCTCATGGACGCGCAGCAGCTCGTGATAGGGAGCCGCTTCCCCGGCCTCCAGCAGACGGATCGCGTTGACCGCAACCTCCTCGGCCAGGACGACTACCAGGCCGCGCGAAAAGCGGTCAGGCATCACCAGGTTCCAGCGCAGGGCGTATTCGGCCAGAGGCAGCGCGCCAGCGAAGTCGCCGACATCGATCCGCCACAGCATGATCGTGACCAAGACTTCGTCCTGGACGCCTCCGCCGCCGGCCGCCTCTCCCTCAAGCACACCCTGGACCCACGGGTCATAGGTCGGCAGCAGCTCTCTCTTCAGCGCGATCTTGCGCTCGACCGACTGAAGGGTCTTCAGGCGCACCATGTCGGTGCGGAGCCGAAGCATCTCCAGGTCATAGGCCGAGGCGCGCGGGCCGCGATCGGCAGGCTGAGCCGAGGCCTTGGCCTGACCGACTACGTGACCGGCCAGGGTTCTGGACTTGTGCTCAAGGAAGACGTTGCGCGACATGGTTAGTCGGCCGCCGGCCAGGACTCGCCGTCGGTGCTGATGTTTTCGATCAGCACGGCCCAGTCGTAGTCTTCAACGACATAGGCGTCGTTGCTGGACGTGTAGGTCGAAACGCGGTCCAAGTTGGGTTCGTCCTGGACGCGCTCGCGGCGGCCGCCTTCCTGGTAGTAGATCGACAGGTTGTCGAGGGTGGTGATCAGGATCGAGGAGTCGGGGAAGTAGGGAACTTCCTCGACATTCTTGCCGCCCAGCTTCTTCTGACTCATGATCTGGCCAGCGGCGATCTGCTCGCTCGGAGCTTGCTTCACGTCGATCAGCGGGAAGAACTTGTCGTTCATCAGATCCTGGCCGACGACGACCACCAGGTTCGGGTTGCCCCGAACGTAGGCCGGCAGCAGTTGGATGGCGGCGGTGACGGCGGCGTCCAGATTGGCGAAGTCGCCCTTCACGCCGCGCGAGCTGACGTCGGCGTGGTCCTCGGGATAAAAGCCCACCCGGATGACGCCTGGCTTGGCGCCTTGCTTCAGCCAGTGGTCGGGCCTGTTCGTCCGGATGTGCTGGAGCCAGCCGATCGCGACGTCCTGCAGCAGCGGATAGGCGTCGAGGTCGGTGTCGGCGGCGGCGTGGGTGCCGTTCCAGCCGATCATGATGCGATCCAGCGCTTTTTGCTGGATCACCACGTCGCGCATCATCGTCTGGAAGTTGGGGAACTTGGCCCAGGTGTCGATCTTGTCGTACTTGACGAAGGTGTCGCAGTCGATCTTGACGCACTCGTACCCCTGGCTGTCGAGGCCGGTGCCGTCCTTTGGTTTGCGACCGTTACCGGCCGAGGTGTTGGTCCGGCTCGAAAGCGGCCCGGTGGACGTCATGCCCAGTTTGTCGCCCTTCAGCTGCGTCACCGGCAGAACGTTGATCTTGCCGAGGAAGGCGGCCGATTCCTGGACCTTCTTTTCCAGCTTTTGTTCGACGGACGGGGTGACGGTGAAGCCCTGAACGGCGGCCTCGGCGGTCAGGCCGCTCAGACCGGCCACGGCCGACAGGTAGGAATTGAAGGCCACGCGGGCGGCGGCGGACATCGTCATGGGCGGATTTCCAGCGAAAGGGGGACGGTGGCGAGAGGCGCGGGTTGGTTCAGCACTCGATGGCTTGACCGCCGCCGCCGGTGACGGGCGGGCGTGTGGTGGTGCGCAGCTCCGTGTTTTCGAGCTGGGCCTTGAGCGAGGCGAAGTCGGTCTTCACCGTCGCGATGGCCTCGGCCGACAAGCGGGCGTTGTCGTTCACGGCTTTCCCGATCTCGGCGAAGCCCTCGGTCAGAGCCTTGCTGAATGCGGCCAGATCCGGGATTGCCGGTTCATTGGCTGGGGCAGGCGGCGGCGTGGTCTTGCCCCCGAGCGATGCGAGGATCCGCTCCCCGATCGAGGCGAACACCTTGAGAGGATCCTTGTCGGCGTCGCCCTCCCCTTCCAGTTCAAAGCTGGTCTCGAACGCGGCCGAGAATAGGTTGTCGGGCGAGGTCTTGCGGCTGTCGAACATGGCCTTGAGACCGGCGGCGCCGGCGGCGTTCGATGCCGAGAATTCCAGGATGTCGGTGCCGAGGCTGGCGGGGTTGTCGGTAGCGGCCAAGCCGACCAGACCGGCCTTGCCGGAGTTGGCGAAATTCGGCGCGACCTCGATCGAGGTGTAGATCTTCTGCTTCTTCTTGGTGAGTTCGACCAGGCTGGCGGTCGGTTCTATCTGGGCGAAGAGCGCCAGACGCCGTTCCATCTTCCCGCCGACCTCAATGTCCTTGAAGTCGGTTTTCACGGCCAGAACATCGCCGTAGGCCCCGAAAGGCGATTCCGGGGCGACGCCCTTGATGTGCTCGATGTTGACGCGGGCGCCGTAGGTGGCGCGGTTGTAGGTGGCGGCGATGTCGGTCAGCCAGCTGGCTTCGATCTTTCGGCCGTCCGTGGCGGTGGCGCCTTCGACGGCGACGCAGAAGAAGCGGGTCTTGGACATGTGGGCTCCAGGGCGGTCGCCCAGGCGGGCGGTCGGGGCGATTGCAGGCCCTAAACCGTCACGTCGCCCCCGGTCGGCTCAAGTTGCGCACGTTGTAGAACGCCAGGTCACAACAAGGCCGACACGACGCCCACGCTCTGGACGCACAGTTTCGCGCCCATGGCTGAGACCACTTCCCACCTCCTGACCGGGCAAGACCCCCGGCGCGCGGCGCGTAGCCTCTACTGGCGCGGGTGGGGCGTGACACAGTTGGCCGAGGAGCTCGGTCTGAAGCGGGCCACGGTCGAGAGCTGGAAGCAGCGCGACCGATGGGATGACGCTCCCTCGATCCAGAAAATGGAGGACTGCCTCGAAACGCGGTTCATGGCGCTGGTCGCCAAGGACGCGAAGACCGGCGGTGACATCAAGGAGATCGATCTCCTCGGCCGGCAGGCTGAGCGCCTGGCCCGCGTGCGTCGCTACGACGCCGGCGGAACCGAGGCGGATCTCAACCCCAATATCGAGGCCCGCAACGCCAAGCCGAAGAAGCCGGCCAAGCGCAACTATTTCGATGAAGACCAGGTCGCCGCACTGCGCGAGGCACTGGAGGCAAGCCTTTACGGCCACCAGCGCGATTGGATGGCCAGCTCGTCCTTCCGGACCCGCGTCATCCTCAAGGCGCGTCAGATCGGCGCGACGCTGTACTTCTCCCGCGAAGCGCTGGTGAAGGCGTTGGAGACCGGCCACAACCAAGTGTTCCTGTCGGCGTCCAAGGCCCAGGCCTTGCACTTTCGGCAGTACATTGTCGATTGGGCCTACTCAGTAACGGGCGTGAAGCTGACGGGCGACCCGATCGTCATCGATCGGGGCGAGGGCCATGAAAGCGTGACCCTCTACTTCCTGGGCACGAACTACCGCACCGCCCAGGGTTATCACGGCGACTTCTACTTCGACGAATTCTTCTGGGTCCATGGCTTCGAACAGATTTCGAAGGTCGCGGGCGGAATCGCGATGCAGAAGAAGTACCGCAAGACCTACTTCAGCACGCCGAGCTCCGTGAACCACGAGGCCTATCCATTCTGGACAGGCGAGGCGCGCAACAAGAACCGCCGCAAGGATAAGCGCGTCGAGATCGACGTCAGCCACAAGGCGCTGAAGGACGGCCAGCTAGGGCCGGATCGGATCTGGCGCCAGATCGTCACCATCCTGGACGCGATCGGCAAGGGCTACGACCTCTTCGACCTGGACGAGCTGCGCGACGAATACAGCGAGGCCGACTTCGCCAACCTGTTGATGTGCGGCTTCATCGACGACACAGAGTCCACCTTCCCCCTGGCCGCGCTGCTGAAGTGCACGGTGGACGCGTTCGAGTCCTGGACCGACTTCGACTTCTACGCCGCCCTGGAAGGCCGGCGCGCCTACCAGGGCGAGGTCTGGCTGAGCTATGACCCGTCCGAGAGCGCCGACAGCGCGGGCTGCGTCGTCCTGGCCCCGCCAGCGACGCCCGGCGGCCGCTTCCGTGTGCTGGAGCGGTTCCAATGGTGGGGCAACGACTTCGACGCCCAAGCGACGGAGCTGCGCAAGCTCAAGGATCGCTACAACGTCACCAAGATCCGGATCGACGCCACCGGCCTTGGCGCGGCGGTCTACCAACTGGTCAAGGTGTGGTTCCCCACGGTCGAGGGTCTGAAGTATACGGCGGACCTCAAGGTTGCCATGGTCCAGAAGACCCTGGACACCATGCGACGCGGCCGTCTGGAATTCGACACCGCCGCCGTCGATCTGATGTCGGCCATGATCACCGTCCGCAAGGTCATGACCGACAGCGGCCGGGCGATGACCTACGAGTCGCCCCGTAGCAAGATCACCGGCCACGCGGATCTGGCTTGGGCTCTCATGCAGGGCGTCCACATCGAGCCACTCGCCGCCCCGATCGAGGGCGAGGCCACCAAATCCCGAATGGAGATCTTCTGATGACCGACGCCGCGACGGCGCCCGAGGCTGCGGCCACGACCGAGCTGACCACGGCCAGCGCCGGCGCGGCTGCGCCCGGCGTCCAGGCCTTCACCTTCGGCGACGCCGAGCCGGTCAACAGCCGGCGCGAGATGCTCGATTTCATCGAGTGCTGGCACAATGGCCGCTGGTACGAGCCGCCGGTGTCGGTGAAGGGCCTGGCCCGCGCCAAGAGCGTGGGGCCGCACCACGAAAGCGCCATCAACATCAAGCGCAACCTGCTGGTCTCGTCCTTCATCCCCCATCGGCTGCTGAGCCGCGAGCAATTCGAGGGCCTGGTTCTCGACTACCTGGTATTCGGCAACTCTTACGTGGAACGCCGCGACAATGTCGCCGGCGGCGCCCTGCGGCTTGAGCGCTCGATGGCGATCGTCACCCGTCGCGGGATCGTGCCGGGGACCTTCTTTTCGGTGGCCGACTATCGGAACGAATACGCCTTCCAGCCTGGGTCGGTGCTCCAGATCAAACAAGCCGACGTCACCCAAGAGATCTATGGTCTGCCCGAATATCTGGGCGCGCTGCAGAGCGCCTGGCTGAACGAAGCGGCCACCCTCTTTCGCCGACGCTACTACCTCAACGGCTCGCACGCTGGGTTCGTATTCTACATGACGGACGCGGCCCAGCAGCAGTCGGATGTCGACGACCTGCGCCAGGCCATGAAGGACTCAAAGGGGCCGGGCAACTTCAGGAACATGTTCATCTACGCGCCCAACGGGAAGAAGGACGGGATCCAGATCATCCCGATCAGCGAGGTCGCCGCCAAGGACGAGTTCCTGGGGATCAAGAACACCACCCGCGACGACGTCCTGGCCGCGCACCGCGTGCCGCCCCAACTGCTTGGCATGGTCCCCGCGAACGCCGGGGGATTTGGCGACGTGGGCAAGGCGACCGAGGTCTTCGAGCGCAACGAAATCGTCCCTCTGCAGACGCGTTTTCTCGCAATCAACGACTGGATCGCGGAAGAAGTCGTGAGCTTCAGACCGTTTGACTGGCAGATTGCCTCGGCGAAAGCGGCCGCCGCCTGAGCAGCGCGACCGGTAGCTACGTGGTAACCGCCTGGCAGGCCAGGGAGCGGGTGCCAATTGCATGCGCCAGCACGCGAGGACGGCAGCCACGCCCCGGAACTACCGCAGCGAAACTAGGTGATTGGGCACGAACAGGCCCCCAAAGTGCCAAGCCTAGCTACTCAATTAATCCGATAGAGGAAGTGATTTATTCGACTCCCGGTCCCGCCATATTTTGCGTAGTGTGTCCCAGCGCGCCGGCGAGAGCGGCTCGTATTGATCACTTCCCCGCGCAACAGCGAGAGAGCGCGATGCCTGATCAGCAGAGCACCGGCCGCAGGGCGGCCCTTGAGGCGAAGGCCTGGTTCCGAAAACTGAGCAACATTTCGGTCAGCAATGAAGAGATCTGGGCATGGGCCAAATGGAACCGAGATCCGACAAACCGGGTCGCGTACAATCGGGTCGAGGCGCGTAGCCGAAAAGCTCCCGATGTTTGTCTCTTCACCGAGGCGGAGATCCTCGCCGCGTTGAAGCGCCGCCCGGATCTGGCGCGGGCGTACCGGGCGGCGTTCAAGAGGCAAGAGCGGCCATCGACGTTGGCGGATATAGCGCGTGAACTCTCGATCCGGATCGGCCTTCCGTAGCGCCCTGGTCTAGCTGAACAGGTCCGCCGGCTCTGGTGGAAAGTCCCGCTCCACGTTGAGCGTGCCGGCGGCGGCCGGTGCGAGCATTTCAGCCTGGGGGCGGGCCAGGTCCAGCCAGTCGCGGCCTTGTTCGGCCGACAGAAGCACGATCTGGCGATCGTGGTAGGGCGCGATGTCCGGCCCCGGCTCCGTCGTCAGCATGGTCCAGCAGCCGTTCTTGACGATGCCGGCGATCCAAAACAGCGGATTGTCGACCATCGTGAACTTCCAGCGCGTCTTGCGCTTCTGGCCTGGCTGCGGCGCGGTGAACTCATAGAAGGCGTCGGCCGGGATACCGCTTCAAAAGCCATAGCTCTCGGCGAGTGGGTCGAGCGATTGCAGGGCAAGCTCGTTCGGGTCACCGAAACGATCTCGTGGCGGCCGGACACCGATTTCGAACGCCACTCCTCCGCGCTTGTGAGCTTTGATTTCGTCGTCAGCAAAGCCATGTGGCAGATGAGCGGTGGGCACTACGTATTGTATGGCCCATCTGCCGCGGTGACCCGAGCAGCGGCTGGAGCCGATACGTCAAGGCTCGCGCTTGACCCCCCACCTCGCCCCCGGGCTTCTCTAGTCGCATTTGATGCGCTTTCAGCCCTCCAGGCTGGCCCAGACCGGCCGGGGTGGTTATGGCAAAAGCTGGGTGCCGATGGTGATGCAGATTGATGCAAGCTGGCACCTCTTTTTGAGGTCATCGTCGAAAGCACCTCCGGGGCATCGGATCGCCCGGGAAATGCCATGAGTGTTAAAGCTTAGCTATTGACACTTGTGGGTTGCGCATGCGCGCATTGCTCTCGCGTCGGGGTGAGGCGCGTAACAACCCTGGAGTGCGCCATGGCGTACCGGAACAAGGCCTACATCTGCTTCGACGGCGACGAGGACATGCGCTACTACCGCCTGATGACGGCGTGGAAGGCGAACGATAACCTCGAATTCAACTTCCATAACGTGCACGACCTCAACACCGCCCGCGACAGTAGTCAGGAAGAGAGCATTAAGAAGCAGCTCCGCGAACGGTTCGCAAACTCGAAGCTCCTCATCGTGCTCATCGGCGAAAAGACCAAGGGGCTGACTAAGTTCGTGAAGTGGGAGATGGAAGTGGCCCTCAGGCTAGGCCTTCCGATTATCGGCGTGAACCTGAACGGCAGCCGGCGGCAGGACGATCGTTGCCCGCCGACTATCAAGGGCGAGCTGGCTGTCTACGCGCCCTTCGCGATGAAGATCATTGCTCACGCCATCGATACCTGGCCGGCGGACCACGCGCGGTACGTCAAGGAAGGGAAGAGCGGTCCCTACTTCTATAACGACCAGATCTACACGTCGTTGGGCCTCTGATGGGCTACCCCTGGCGCTCGCTCGCGACTTTCTCGTTCTGGAGGTACGCCCTCTTCTCTGGGGAGGCGCTCGCGAAGCTACTTGCGGTCGTCGGGGCGCTGTACCTGTTCATGGAAATCATGGATTTCCTGAGCATCTACACCAGGGACAAGTACGACAAGTTCGCAATTTTCCCGATGCTGGCCGTCGCGGTCCTGTTCGTCGTGTTCACCCGGCGGCCGGTCAGCCGGGTAACATACAAGGTCCCCAGCAAGGATTACCGCATTGAAGTGAAAATCGCGGACCTGTTCGCAGAGCCCTGCGACATCGTGATTAGCACAAGCACGACCTTCGATACCGACGTCGCCAGTGGGCTCATCGCCAAGGATAGCCTGCAAGGACAGCTCGTCATGCAGCTGTTCGAGGGGAAGACTGTCGAGATCGACCGCCAGCTCGGGGTGGCTCTCAAGGGCGTCGCCTATACGGACTGGCAGGAAGCGCCCGGCAAGAAAAGCAGGTATCCAATCGGCACGGTCGCGCCCGTCCGGATTCCCGGGCGCACCTTCTACTTTGTCGCCATGTCGCAGTTCAACGAGACCGGCACAGCGAAATCGAGCCCGCGGGACATCGAGACTGCCCTCGAATCCCTTTGGGAATACGTCACGTCGCACGGCGAGCTCCGAGACATCGCGATACCGCTCATGGGGACGGGGCGAGGCCGCATCGCCTTGCCGCGCAATAAGATGGTCGAGCGCATCGCCCAGTCCTTCGCGGACGCGTCGCGGGAGAAGGTATTCTCCAACCGGCTGGTGGTGGTCATCCGGCCGCAGGACGCGGAGAATCACGGCGTCAGCCTCTTCGAGGTGAAGGACTATCTCGCGCGAAGCCTCCACGCGTAGCCGACCCTGAAAGGTCCGCTGTCGGGCTGACCGACGAACGCGTCGCGTTGCAGGGTTGCAGGCGTGCAGGCGTGCAGGCGTGCAGGCGTGCAGGCGTGCAGGCGTGCAGGCGTGC